ATTATTGCCATTATTTATTATTTACTGTTGTTTTTATTAATTGCTCTACATCTAATCTATATGCATCTACTAATTCTTTTGGTAGATTCTTAAATGCTTTCTCAAATGGTTTGGTAAAAAACATACTTGCTTTAATACCTTTTTCAAATACACTTCTTGCAATCATAAACTGCAATGATTTCCTACTTATAAATTGACCTTTACTATCTCTTATTCCTTTTAAACCTTTTCGTACAATCCATTTATCAAACGCTTTTGGTGGTGGCATACCTTTTAAACCTCTCTTACCACCTTTTGATTTATAGCTAAAAGGAGAATCTTTATTTTCTAAATAATTAGATTTAGTACCTTTTACCCCTTTGTCTTGAAACACTCCGTATTCTTCCATTAAGAAGCTTAATTCAAAACTATTTTTAGAAACATTTATATCATAATCTAAACTGTTATAAAGTTCCTTAGAACTATTCTTTTTGCCTCTTGTTAAATTAGCTCTTGATTGACTAACAACATATTTAGCAAATCTATTTAGTTCCTCTCTTACATTGTTTAACATATCTCAATGTCATTTGGAATCAATACATCAAAAGTTAATGCCCATCCAGCAACCTCATTCTCAAACCTATCATAAAAAGGTTCAAAGTTTGGTGTACCATCTAATTGATATAAGTCTTGGTGTAAATTACCACCTCTTAAAACTTGTACTAATTTATTAAGTACTGCTAATTGAGTATTCAATACATCTTGCTCATTGTTATTCCCAACAAATATATCAACTACTTCTTCTTTAGATATATCAACAATATCCATCGAAAGAATAGATAAACTAAAACGTAATACACTATCTTCATTTCCTACATTATTAACAACAAGATGAGATAAGGGAAACATTGTCTGCTTACCTAAATCAATTCTTGTAATATCTCCAGTTGTAACTGTGTTTACATTAACATCAGAAAGCAATGCTTCTTTTATTATTTCCGTTACTTGATAAAATCCTTTCATCTAAAATTTACTTTTTATTTGTTGTGCTTCAATCTCTGCTTTCTCTTTTGTAAATGATAACATCGTAAAGCATTGATGTATATTTAATTTAGTGATATCTTCAAATTTTGTAATATCTCCGTTAGAGAGTCCATAAATTGATTGATACCACCCCCATTTTCTATTGAAGTTAGCTGTTCTTGATAAATCTCCATCTCCGCTTGATTGTTGGAATAAAGTATCGTATGATTCGCTAACTCTATTCCTAAATTGTAGAAAAAAAAAAGTGAACCAATTGCAGCACCCAAAGGCATATCTTTCATTGCCTCTGGATTCTTTACATTATAATCCTCAATATTATACTTTCCTAACTTACTTGTTTTTATTGGTCTATAAAGAACGTTCATTGCAACGTGCATATTATCCCATTGACTTGCGTTATTATCCAAATCAATATACTCTCCTAAACTCATCTCATCTAAATCTGGTATAAAGCCAAATTCAGTTTCCCCTATCTTGAACCTTTCAACGTGAGTTGGTTTTGATTCTAATAGACTTACTAAAATATCTACTATTGCTCTAACGCTACTCATCTTTATTTTGTAACTATCTGACAAAGGTATTCCACAGAATATCTCTATCATTTTAGCATCTAAAAAATTACCATCTGGATTGTTTTCAGCTATCTTTAAATACTTCTGATACTGCCCTAAAGTAATCTCATTTAATGATGTAGGTACGTTTATTTCGATCTTCATATATATATAATACTATTTAGTTAATGTTTTATGAAAAAGCCCTTACATTTTTCGTATGCAAGTGATAATAAATAAAATTGATGATGGTTCTTTGGTTTAGCAATCCTTACTTCCTTGCCTTTTAAATGGTGTATATAACATTCAACAGTTGCAATCATCTCCTCATTTCTCATTACCTTATATTATAAGTTCCTTTATTTGGAGTTTGTAATTGTGATGTAATGGCATAACGGCAAGCATCAATACAGTGATCAAAATTTTGAATTGGTTTGTTTATGGTATTACCTTCTCTATCTTTCATCCAAGTATAAGACTGCAACTCTTTGATGAGGTTCTTGCTTCTGCTTGTAACAAATATTTTATTCTGGTTTATTAAGTTGATACCATACACAATTGAATCTTTACCTTTTGTACAAGGCAATACTTTATGTCCGTATGTTCTTAACTCTGCAATTGATTTTGGTTCTGCTGAATCAGCATACACAATACCATTTATAGAATGTGTTTTAAATAAGTCTGATATATCACTATTAAGTAATTTCTTCTGGTATATAACCTCATCAAATATATAAGCATCATTATATTTATACAAAGCTATTAATGTACTTGGATCATTACTGTACCCAAAGTCCATTCCATAACACAATAATCTTGCTTCTGCTGGTAGCTTAATCTCTTGCCATTCTTTTATACATACACCTTCTAAAGAACCAATTTGACCAAGTCCGTAAACCTTCCACCAGTTGCTCCAGTATTCTGATTCCTTTGCTTTATCTCTTGCTGATTCAATATCCTTTACAATCGTTTCTGGTAATGCCTCGTTGTCTAAATAAGTAAGTGTGATAAAATCTGCATCATCATTTCCAACAACCTCTTTATGTGCCCAAAAATTAGCAGTAGGGTTAAAGTCAATCCATATATCTCCAGAGGTTCTAATTGATAGTTGTGTATATGCTTCAAAAGGTACATTGTTTGCTTCATTCACATACAATACATTTCTTCTTGCTCCTCTTAATTTATCTGGTTGCTCAACTGAAAAGAACTCTATATAAGAGCCATTTGTAAAAGTGTATTTTAATGATGATCTATTCCATTGGTTATCTCTGAACCTATTTGTTTCAATCATTATTTTAAGAAAGTCTTTCATTGCACCCCTTCTTAAATGTGGTATTGATTCAGATACTACACTTGTTTCTAAATGTGGAGTTCTAATACATCTATCAATAAGTATAGGAAGAATACCAAATGTTTTACCAGCTGATGTTCCTCCTTGAATTACCTTTTTACGCTTTTTAAGAGCATATAATTTTCTTATTGCAGTTGTTGTTTGAAACACTAATCTAAATTAAATAGAGGTTGTTCTGATGTTATTGAGATGTCTTTTGTTTCTTTTGGTTTACCAGCATAATAGTTATAAAACATTTGCACGTACTTAAAGTCCCCTTCTTCAACTCCTTTTTCAAGTGCTTTAAATGCCTTTGGTTCTAATGGAGATAATCTCTCAATCATTTTAACCTCCTCTGATTTACTTTTTCTACCAGCATTTTTATTACCTCCGTTATTTCTTCTTTTATCTTCTTTCATTGTATATAAATTTTGATGAATATGTTATTAAGTCAAGTATATCTTCTTGTTTAAAAGTAAACCAATCTCCCTTTGTACATAAGTGATTATATCTATGTACTAATAGTTTTTCTAACTCATTAGGATTACTTATTTTTGTCAAGTAAATAATCTCTGCATTATAACCACTATGGCTACTATATTGTTTAAATCTATTTGATATATTTGATGTAATACCTATTTTATAATCTTTACCAACCTTTATCAAATAAAGAAAGTCTTTTATGTTTTCTTTTTTAATCTGCTCTTTAATAGCTTTATTTTTAATCATTTCATTGCTTAATATTTCTTTAATAAACTTCTCGCAACTTAAATCAATAGCTTTCATTAATGCACTACCTCTTGGTCTACCACCTTTATTTCCCTTTGTTCCTTTGTTGTATTTTCTTCTATCTTCCATAATCAAATAAAATCATTAATGATCTAATTATATAATAATAAAAACAAGTAATTTTATATCAGCTTATCATTTAATTCTTCAATCCATCTTCTTAACATTCTTTTATTACAAGTGCAAGGTTCTGAATACTTATGGTTAAAATACTTTGAATGTAGATTACACATAATCTTAAAATCTTTATTACTCATTGTTGAAGTCATTCTTTCTTTAACTCCGTTCCAGATAATTTTATCTTCTAACATAATCTTTATAGTTCTTTGTATTTGTCTGCTAACATTATATAATGGCAATCTGTTTTACTTAATTTTAATTGTAGCAAATCACTTTTAGCTTCTTTTCTTTTACTTCCTATTGGTAGATTATCTATTAACTGTTGTAGCTTTTGTATTAGTTTTTTTCTGTACATAATTAAAACATTGTTAATTGTTGTTGATGTTGTTTTAATCTTTTCATTGCAGCGTTATAATATTCTTCATCTAACTCACAAGCAGTTAAATCGTATTTAAGATTATGACAAGCTAAAGCAATGCTTCCACTTCCTAAATGTGTATCTAATATTTTATCGCCCTCTTTTGCGTAGTTCATTAAAAGCCATTCATACAACTTGACTGGTTTTTGTGTTGGGTGTATTCTAATTTTGTCAGCACCTAAAAAACCCTTGTACCTAATAGGAGCTATTCTTAAAACTTTGTCAAAACTACACCAAGCTAACTCTCCATCAGCAAAATCACAATCTCCGTTTATTCCTTTATCCCAAAATATATAGCATCTACTTGGATTTAATTTATCTGAAAAATAATTACCACCCCAAATAATTTGGTTTTTACTTACTCTTTGTAGTTGTGAAAAGTATTCGTTTGTAGGTGTTTCATTATCCCATTTTTTACCCTTTTTATATTTCTTATTTTTGCCGCTTCCCATTGTCATTTCTGAAGCCCCTATTCCGTATGGAGGATCAACTATTGCAAGATCAAAGTAATTATCTTCATACCTTGCCATTAGTTCCATATTATCTTCGTTTGTTATTACCATAATTCAATGTCGTTTAGTTGTTCTTTTCTTTCATCACATCCACAATCATCTCCCCATATTTTTTTAACAATCCATTTGATTCCAGTATAAGTTGTAATCAGTTCTATTAAATCTCCTAATCTCATTCTAAAATCTTTTTTGTTAATTTAGCTTTTGTTTTTCTATATGTGTTATATAAAGAATGGTATGTAATATTTGTTTTGTTTGATAGTTCTGTAATTGAGTATTCATTCTGTATTAGATTAAATACTTTTTTATCGTACCAATGTAGTCCGTCTAATTCTTCCTTTAGTATATGATCAGCAGAATCAAAATCTATATATTCTCCAGATTCTATATCTAAAACTAAATCAAGAGGAACGTTGTTCTGTTTCTTCTTTTTGTTACACATCTGCAAGAATGATGTTTTAAGAGTTAAATATATATAGTAGTAGTTTACTTCATCGCCATAGGATATATCTAAACCCTTTTTAAGCATCTTTCCGATAACAAGATACATATTACTAACAATGTCTTCTGCTTCGTCTTTAGAACAACCGAATTTAAGTGTTGTATTTATCCATTTTTTATGCGATTCAAATACCTTTTCTAACATATAATTATATTTACATAAATATAAAGTATTAATAGGAAAAAATAATAAGAAGTTATTCACAAAAAAAATAAGTGGAAACGAGATATAGCTACCCCAAAACCACATATTTAATTGAATTTATATTCTAATGAATAATTGAATGTATGTGTATGAAGTCATACATAAAGAAGTATTAGTAAATATAAAATTGATTATATATATAATGCTTTTTTTCTGACAATTTCATCAATATTGAAAGTTATTTTACTAATTCATAATAGTTCTAAATAATATATTTAATAACATAAATGCTCTAATGATGTTCCGCCTTGTATTATTTCACATTTATCTTTATTCTTCCAATTCCAAGATTTTACTCTCAAACTAACCATTTCATATATCTCGTGTCTTTTATCTATTGGTAGATTCTTAATAAGAATACTTAAAGGATCTTTATTTTCTTTTAAGTGCATTTGCTTAACAATTTGTTTGTACTCCTCTAAACGCTTCTTTTTAGCTTTCTGGCTCTTTAATCTTTGTTCAAGTTTATCTCTAAAATACACATCATATAAATCTCTGAATAATGGATATTCAATATAATATTTATCCACGTTTGTCATTGCAATAAAAATAGATGATCTATTCTTTTTTACACCTCTTGTTTCAAACCATTCTGAAATCAATCTATCATTCATATAGTTAAAGTTCTCCAGCACTTTGTAAAATAAACATCTGATCATAACTGAATTTACTTTTCTTGAAGTATCATTTAAACTCATTCCAGTTAATCCCTCAAAGTCTGCTGCTAATTTATCTGCTATCTTTTTATTATATCCTTTCATATTATTCTATTGTTTTTGCTCCGTTTTCTCTTAATATTCTATCTGATGTTTCTGTTAGTTCTTCTTTGTCTAATGAATAAGAAATACAAACCTCTTGAAGTTTACTGAAATCATTGAAATCAAATTTATTTAATAACCATTCAACAAACTCTAATTTGTTTGCAACTAATTTATCTCCTAATTCTTTTTCATCTACTTCTTCTATTTTAGCAAAGTAATTGTTTTCAATGTCTATTAAATCAGCCATTGTTTTTCTAACGTTGTTCTTTATCCTTTGTCTAAATAAACCAGAAGAATCTGCTTCTTGTAGGAAATGTAAATTAACAAAGCAAGTTATTATTGCTCCACTTATCTGTTCTAATTGTTTTTCTGTGTATGTTCTCATATCGTATTTGTTTTATAACATTGATGCGTTAAAGCAATCTCTACTGCAAACACCTTCGCTTTCTATTGATGTTCCGCATTCTGTACATTCGTATTCTTTATCCTCTAAATAATCTTCTAAATCGTAATCTAACTGGTTCATTGTTTTTCGTTTAACATTTTTATTTTCTCCTTTAATATCTCTGCATCTATCTCAACTTCTAATAATTCCATCTTATTTAGCAAGTAAGAATTTTCTGTTAGAGTTGCCAAGTCTTTTATCTGTTGTATCGTATCTCTCATAATTAGTTCTCTTTAATTGTAACTATTATTTTTACTACTATTATTATAAGTATTGTGATTAAAACTCCCATAACTATAATACTTTTACGTTACCATTACTGTAATGTTCACAGATAACTCCAGTTGATAATCTAACAACCTTGTAGGGTTTTAGGTTTTTACTCTCATTTCTTTCTTTGATAATTCTTTTAATTGTTTTCATCTTGTCTTTGTTTTTAATTATGTGGCTAATATACAACACCTTTTTAGTTTATCAACTATATATTAACAAATTTTAACATTTCTTTAACATTTGAATAAAAAAAAAGAGAAGCTATCTTGCTTCCCTTATTCTTTCTATCTCCCTTTCTAAATAGTCTTTTGCCTTTAAAAGATCTTGTAATTCATCTTTCTTTTTACCAGCCCTACATACATACTTTAATATGTTTCCTCTGGAGAAGTTTAAGTTAAAATCATTGATTACATCAATTACATCGTAATCTTTACCATTGTCATAATGTGTTTGTGTGCTTCTAATCATAATTATATATTTATTTTTTTAGAGTATTGTTTTTTTAATACCCAGAACTCTTTATTAACTCTCTCTTTATTTTGAAAATCTGTTGTTGCTGGTACATTATAGAATCTCTTTGGTATTGTATGTAAATTAAGTTTACTTATATTGAACACATAAACACCAGTACCATCTGCTTGCACATAAAGATAATCTTTTTTTAGTTGTTTTGCTTTCTTCATATTAACAACAGTTTTATTAACTTCAAGAAACGGATCTTTGTGGTTTGATCGTCTATTCTTAATCTCAACAATATAATTATCATCATAAGCATCATAAGAACTGAACTCGTCTTTATGCTCAATTAGTTTAGTGCCAGAAGTTTTATTTATAAAATTAACTGTTTGTTTTTGATTCATTTTATTTTTGTTTATCGTGATTGTAAATCTTTGTATATAAATCCCAAATAGATTGAAATGCTTGTTGATTATTAAACTCCTCTCCATCCATATAGTATTTCCCAAAACTACCTCTTGAATACCATACCTTATATTTATTAGCGTATAACTCTGGGTATATTATAAATCCTTTTTTAAAACAATATGCTTGTGCCTCATAATTACAATTCTTTAATACTATCTTCTTTTTAATCTTTGCCATTTATATCTTCATACAACTCTATTAACTCCAATGCTTTCTGAACTCCTTTTGCCTCGCAACTTCTTTTTGCTTCAATCAACTGCAACCAGTATTCATATATATCATTTCTATCTTTACTTCTAAAATAGCTATCAATACAACTTCTATATGCTACTACTTGTAATTGTTTACATTGCTCTTTTTCGTACATAACTAAATGTTTAAATCGTAGAAATCTTTATTCTCTAAATACTTGTAATAGTTTTCAGTTGCAAGATCAAGTTTTGCATATCCGCTTTCTATAAATTCATCGTTAAACTCAAAGAAACCAACTTCTTTTGAACGCTTATCAACAACCGCATACTTGAACTCAAACGAATCAAATAATTCTAAATACAATGCAGCTTGTAAATCATAATTGTAAAGCAACGCAGCTTGTTCAAATGTTGAGATGTCGCTTGTTGTTTTTATATCACATACAACACCAGCTAATAATATATCTGCTTTACCCCTAAATGGCAATCCATTATAATTTGCTATTGCTGGTATTTCAAATTTAGCACCTTTAACAAGTTCTTTGTACTCTATACTTTCTAAAACTGCATCAGCTATTTCTTGGCATCTGTTCAACTCTGATCTTGTGTAAACTGATTGTGCTGGTTTTTCTTGAACTGCTAATTTATATAGATTACTTCCTTTTGTACTATCAATGATTGTTAGTTCATCTATTCTATGTGGTTCTAAAGCCAATAGATGTATTAATCTTCCATCTCTGAATGGTTGAGGTTCTTTTGACTTTGGAGGTTCTTTTAGTTTGTTTGCGTATGCTTCTGGACTTTCAAGTAAACTTTTACACATTGAACTGCTTAAAGCATTTTTACCAAGATAACCATAGTAGAATGAATCATCATCCATTTTAGAAAGTATATCTTTTACTTTAAATTCTTCGTTGTTTAATAGCTTAATTGTTTCCATCTTATTTTAGTTTTATTGCTTTATTTATATCTAACTCTGTTATCTCTTTTTTAACCCACATACGCTTTTTAAATTCTGTTGTTGCTGGTAGAGATTTAGTAAACCATTTTATATCTATATTGTTTAGATTAAATAAATAGATACCTTCTGGTGTACTGTTTATGTATATTGGAATATCTAAATTCTTATCTGATTCCTTTATAATAGCATCGTATTTTGATTTTTCAAGTATTAATGTATTGTAATGCTTTCTTCTACATTTTAACTCAATTCTATTTTGTGTTTCAATATCGTAGCAGTCCCATCTGGATATTGGATTTTTACTATTTACTAATGTTTTATAATGGTTTTGTGATAACCATTCAAATAAATCCTTTTCTTTCCAGTTAGTCATATATGCTAATATAGTGAAATTATTTAAAAGTCATAATCATCATCAACAAATTTAGGTAATCCATTATCTTCAAAGGCAAAACTAAATGTATCAAAGTTTCTGTTTCTTCCTCTCCTACATTCAACAGTTACCCAACCTTTATTAACTGTATTCTTTTCTAACATTATTTGAGTTTCACACTTTTTTTCTAATGCAGATCCAAGTACTCCAGTTGGCTTGGTTGAACCATAGTTAGAATGTATGATCGTTGATATATGGCAATCCAGTTCTCCGCTCCAACGCATTAACAACTCTTGAACCTCTGTACATTGCTCCATATTGTTTACATCAGTAACAAGATCAGCACAACCATCAATAATAACTAAACCGATTTTTTCATCTTTAAATTTAGTGTATAGTATGTATTCAATAAAATTTCTTCTTTGTTTATAATCCATTGTACGTAAAGCGTAAAAATGATAATTATCATCTTGCATATATCCGTTCATTACTAATGGTCGCCTTGCTACTTTAGAAGCGTGAAACATACCTTGCTCTGTATCAAAATGAATTATTTTTCTCCCTTGTCTATGTCCTTTTAATTTACCAGTATATTCATTTTTACCACCTTGATAAGCAGATACAAGTAAACTCATAAAGAACGATTTACCAACCTTTGGATAAGCGTGTGTGAAACTAAAGTTACCATAGGTACAGATCGGTATTGGGTAAGTCTTTTGTGTTCCATCTGTATCAATGTCAATGTAATTACCACAAGAAATAGCAACTGGAGGATAGTCTATATTTTCAGCAACATCTAATTCTGCTTCAAGTTCTAACTCCTCCATTTCTTTGAGAATTAACATTCTCTTTATTTCATCTGCTCCTTCATCTTTATAATAGATACCACTTGTTCCATCTACTTGATTGGTGTTTACATTTGGGGTTTTCAAATTGTTTTGTTTTTTCATCATCTATATATTTTTGTATCTTTGTTTTATAAAATTTACCGAGTATATTATCGTTTATGAATTTATCACTTTCTAAAACGTTTTCTTTAAATTGTAGCATTGTTTCGTAATATGTCATCATAGTACGATTATAACAAATGTACATTATTTCTCTGTAACAATCTTCAATCTTCCATTTTTTTGTGAACTGGTTGCTTCCAGTATATTTAAACCAATTGCTCTCAACATATTCAACTCTTTTTCTTTTATATCCTTTTAACGGAGGTTTAGTACGTTTATTAAGGAGTATCTTTTTACCAATGTAATATTTACTTTCTTTCCAATTATGTATCTTGTAAACGAATCCAATTGCTTCTTCTGGTAAATCTGAACGTTCTTTTATTTGTTTTCCTTTGTAGTTCCACATAAAGTAAAAATTTGGTATCTTTATATTCATTAAATTTATATTTCATTGTAAAAAAAGGGAACGCTATTAACATTCCCTTCTGATTTTAGTTATTAAAATGGTAAATCATCTGTAACAAGTTCTGTTGCTTGTTGCTTCTCTTTCTTTTCTGATTTTTGAACGAATGAAGAAAGATCATCTGATGCGTAATAGATTTTTCCATTTGCAACGTATCTCTTTTTATCTCCGTTTTCTCTTTGCTCCTTTGTTTGTGGAATTGTAAAAGATACATTCTGACCGAAGTTCCCTTCTTCAAAGATTGAGAAATTCAATTTTAATTTTTTGATGGCTTTACCATTTTCATCTTTCTTTGCAACTAATTCTCTCTTTGCGTTGTATGTTAATACATCTTCAAAATATTGAGATAATGATTTAATTGTTGCTAATGGTAATTCAACATCTCCTAATAAATAACTTTTGTTTGAACTCATAATTTTAATTTTAATTTAATTGTTAATATTTATAATCCTACTTCTATTC